GTAAAAATTAGTCCTAAATGTTTTTGATGCGTGAGTATAATCTCTGAGATAATCGCTGCCGAAAAATGCTCCGGCAGCGTCTGTGAGTAGATTTTGAAAAAATCCTGACATATATAGCTATTAAGTAGCTGCTCCAATACCTGTTACAGATGCGCCAGACAATATTCTTCCAATTGGTGCACCAACACCAGAAGGTAGAGGAGATTGAATTGCATTGTCATATCTAATGGTAAGACCAATAGTTACAACTTCACTTGTACTGTAGTTCAAGTTGTTATAGTTTGCTGTTTGTAAGAAACAGCCATATAGTTCCCAAGTTTCAAGTACAACTGGTGCAACCGCGCCGTTACCACCATCTAATATTTCAATATTAGTTTGAAACTTGTAATCTTGTCCTGTTGCAGCACTTGCTTGCTCAACGAAGTCTAACTGCTTCTGTAACTGTTGTCCAACTGCTTTTGAAACAGTGCCACTAGCATCATCTCTAACGTTAACAGTCATGGGTGACCATGAATATTTACCTGCTAGATAAAGAGTAGAGTTATATACAGGAAGAACGATATCAGGAAATGTAACGTTAGGTCTTGAACAATCAATAACCTGTTTTGTTAATTGTAAACCATTTACTGTATCTACTCCAAAATTCAAAAATGATACTCTGAATCTAAATTGTAACTTTGGCATTAACAGACCTTGATTACCGCCAGCATTATCACTAGCGACGGTCATATTAAAAAGCGATTGTGAGGCTGTTGCCATTTTTATTTCTCCTGTATATTTATTTATCTAATCTTATTACTCTACTTTCTTACCCGTTTAAGCCTAACGCAGCAATTTCACCTGTGTTTAGAACACGAACTGGAATGTAGATGAATTCAGCAGCCTTAACTGGTTCGATTGCAACATCAACCCATAACTCATTTCTGTCAATTCTTGCAGGTGTGTTATTGGATTCATCGCAAATTACCAAGTAATCGTATAGACCACGTTTAGCAACTAAGTCAATCATTAGAGATTGAATTACCGCTGTTATCTGTTGTCTAGTAATCGCATCGTTCGGTTCAAAGATGAATGGACGAGCCGCTATAGTTAACTGGCGACGAATATAAGCAATCAATCTTGCAACGTTTGTTCTATCCAATGCACTAGCTGAGTCAAAGCTGGTCTTGTTACCATAGTTCAATAATCCATTACCAGTAAAGAAGGTTAGAGGATTAATGAAGTTCAAGTACAATGTATCTCTAATACCAAGTCTAGTTTTGATGATTTGGAATTCACTTGTTTGTGCATCTAAATAACCAATGTTAGTAGCATTGTCAATAATACCACGTCTTGTACCTGCAGCAGCTAACCAAGGATAAGCAATTGCATCATTTCTTAAGAAAGTTCTTAGCATCATGTGTGATGGAGGAACTGCAACTAAATTGCCTGATAAGTCACTAGTCAATCCACTTGGATAGAATAGACCTAAATAAGTATTGCGGGTTACTAAACCAGCTTCTCCAGTTGAAGTTGCACCAGCTGTATTGTTTGCCCAAGCTTGTATATCAGCAGCATTGTCAGGTAATCTCATTGGTGTATCACCAAGAATATAACCTGTCTGACCGCGATCATCATTCAATACAACCATGTTAGGTTGTAGCTCAGGATAGTAAGGACATGCTTGTAAGTTAAAGAAGTTATCATCATCCCTAATACCATAGTTAGAATCAATAGATGCTCTTAGTGCTTGAACAACCATGGCACGTTGTGCCTGTCTACCCATATACGGTGCACCGTTGGCCTGTAGACCACTTACACTTACCCAAGCATCAGTTTCAGTAGGTAAAGTGGCTCCTGGGAAGCTAGTACTGTTAAAATAGTCAACTTGATACTGCTTCACATTGTAACCCGAACGTCTTGTATTAAACAATAACATCCCAACTGGATATAGTGCAGGATCAGGCGCATCTAAATCAAGATAGTTGCTTGTTAGTAAACTAGTTATTGATGGGATAGGGTCATCTGTTGGGCTTGTATTACCGTTAGTTGCCCAACGAGCATCAGTAAACAGAACTCCTGTGGGTCCTGTTTGATTTGCATTGTCAAGTGTTACCCATTGATCCAAGCCACTAACTGATTCCCAACGCGAAATTACTGGATAAATTTCTAAGTTTGTTGTATTAATCCAAAGATCACCATACACCAACGGTGTACCATCACTCTGAGCTGTAGGTGCTGTAGTACTGATAAGGGGACCGTTTGGATCGGTAGAGTTTACTACACTAGGAGAAGGGAATCCACTAGGACTATAACCTTGATTACTATAACCTTTCCAACCTCCACTGTAGTTAACCATAATATCAACTTGATTTACTACACTGTAGAACCAATTAGTACCATCAGGAGGAGCGATAGTAGGTTGACCCTCGTTAGGAATATATGCAAAGTATCTCCAATTAGTTAACTGAGTTGAGTAAACTTGAGCAGCACTACCTGATTGATATGTAACTGCTGTAACTGTACCACCAGTTACTTCTGTAACGGTAACTACTAAGTTATTTGCAGGTGTAGTGCCACCTAATTGTACACCAGAGAATGTAACTGTATCTCCAATTGCATATCCTATACCTGGTGTAGTAATTGCAATTGGATCTACATCATACATACCATAACTTCTTACTACATCTATGACTAGACCTGTTCCGCCACCGGTAGTAGTAGTTTGTGTAACAGAAAATGTTTGATAGTCTGCTGGACCATATTTACATCCATTAGTAACACCATTAACTAAACCTGCTTCAGTGCATAAGCCATATGATACACCTTGACCAGCACCTACAGTACCTACTGTAAATAAAAGATCATTTGCAGGAGTTGCACCGCCTAATGCCGTACCTAAAATCTTTAGAGAGTTTCCAACAGCATATCCTGCACCTGGAGTAGTAATTGTTATCGTTGTGTTAGAGGGTCCGTAAGTTGATCCACCTATTATATTTACAGTAGCAATAGCTCCAGATCCACTACCTGAAACTGTAGTGACAGCCACACCTGTAAATGGTGATCCTGCAGGAGCACTAGCACTAATAGTTCCTCCACTTATAGTAGTTGTCAATAGTGTACCATTTGTACCTGATGTGCGAGTATCATTGATAATGATTTCTCCACCTTCATTATGAACTAATTGAATCGCACCGTCTGTAGTTACAAAAGCATCAGTATATGTAATACCTGCGGCATACCAAGCTGTTACGAAATCAGTTGCATCTGTATTGTCTGCTAAACTTACTGTAAAATCGTTTGATAACACATCGCTACCTGGAATTGATACATTTACTGTAAAAGTATATGGTCCATTAGTAAACGTAGGACTAACTTCTGTACCAGTAACTACTGTAGGACCGGTGGCGACTCTTTCCCATAAATAAACAGGACCGTAGTTATATTCATCATCAAATGCATATTGACCATAAACAGTACCAGCTGGAATTACTTGTCCACCAGTAGCATCACTACTTGCTGTAGCTGCCCAATCTGATGTTGCTAGACCTACTGTTTTTGCACTCCAGCTAGCTGTTGTTGTACTATACTGTGATACTACCGGGTATAAGCCACCACCAGTTGCGCCAACTTTAATGAATACCGATCCAGTAGGAGCTGGATATGTTTGACCTGCATACCATAATGGTTGTTCTGCTGCTGTACCATATTCAAACTGAGGTTGGTTATATGTTCCTGCATCGATCCCCAAATCATCTAATACGGTACCTGTATCGGCGACTATCTCAATGTTGTACGGTAACACGTTGTTACCGCCAGTTTGCTTAGAGAAGATACATAATTTACCATCTCTAACAGAAGCACTAAGATAAGTTATTAGTTTAGCATTGATTGCAGTAGCTACACTTGCAACAGTGCCTGCAGAAGGTACTGTTATTAAAGTAGAAAAATCTCCATTAACAACAATACTAAATGTATCGGTAGCATTTAATGTTGGATTAGAGGCAGTGCCTTGAACTGTTGGCCAATCTCCTAACCAAGCCGCTGAACCAATTGGTACCCAAGTGTTTAATGTAGTTTTGTAAAAGTATTGGCGTGCGGTAGATGATGAAGGAAAAGTTGTTATTTGAATGGCATTAACAGCATAGTCACCTATATTACCAATGCTAGACACCGGCACTCCACCACTTATATAAGCTGAATCTGTAATTACAAGTGGAATTTTAGTTACGAATTGACCAGTAGTATAGTTAAATTCAGAAATACCCCAAGTTGTATTGGTCGTATCTAGCCACCATGTGCCATTTGCTGGTGCACCAACTGGTCTTGTAGTAGAACCAATTAAACTAGCTAAGTCAATGTCTGCACGTAGAATGTAGCAACGATTAGTTACACCCAACAATGAATATGCAGCTAACAAACCATATTCGTTTAATTCATAACCTTGAATAGGTGTACCAGTAGTTGTTGTATAAAAGAAAGGCGTACCATATAAAGATACCAAATCTCTTTGACTAGTAACTAAGTATAATTTGTTTGCATTTGCGGCTGTTGTTGCAGGCGCGACTGCTGTTCCAGTACCATCTGCTTTGTTTTGTGCAGTTGCTAATAGAATAAACGGGACTGAATTTACTGCGGCAGGTAAATATTGACTTTGGTCAATAATTGTTACTTCTACGCCTGGACTAACTAATGCCATTTTCTTTTTCCTTATTGTAAAATTTTGAGGCTTACCACCTGATTGTATACTATTATTTATGAAATAAATGAAAAAAGGCGGTATTACCCAACCTTCGAAGGTTATGATAAATATTTACATGGATATATCACGCCCTATATGCAAAGAGTGCAATAAAAACTTTTGTGCGATAAATTACAAACGCAATGGTATAACCCATTACCGCAGTATATGCGACGAATGTGGCAGTAAAAAAAAGAAATTAAAACCTAGGAAACCAAAATGGATGACTAGTGGTTATAAGAAGAAAAAGCAATGTGATTTGTGTGGTTTCCATAGTATACTGGCCACACAAATCATAGTCTACCACGTAGACGGTAATTTAGAAAATACTATGTATACTAATTTACGAAGTATTTGTCTTAACTGCGTAGAAGTTGTAAAGAAAAAAGAAGTTACTTGGAAACGCGGTGACTTACAGGTTGATTATTGATTCAATCTTTTTATGCAATTCGTCAATCGTGTCATTATTTTCAACGATGTGGTCATACTCCAAACCAACGCTACTGTATTCACTGGCATGGATACCCAATTGTTCAAGATAGTTTCTCCCAAGAGCCCATCCTAAATTACCGTTTTCACCTTTATTAAAGTTTATCGCATGTGAATACCATTCAGGGTTTGGACCTCTTTCAACTCTGATGGTAATTCCACCTGCATTTTTAATAGCACCAACTTCATTGAAAAATCTACAATCAGTGATGACTATATTATCCGTAGAGGTTCTTAATTTATTTTCTACCGATGCTACCCAAACATCTGTGTGGAATGCATTACGACAGACCTCTGTTCCCCAGTGTTGTAGAATCCACCTAGGAGTAAGATGAGGAATACCTAAACGTTCTGCCCACCAATGATCAACCTGTTCACGCCATTCTCTACTGGACTTAGTAGTGCCTTCTAGCCTTTCACGATCCCAATTAAACACGGCTGCTACCGCATCTTTTAGAGAAGCGGCAAAACTTAATCTTTTATAACCATGAAACGTAGTTAGATAGTCTGCTATAGTGTCTTTGCCACTTCCAATCAAACCCGTAACGCCAATGATCATATGGTAAGCTCCTGTAAAATATATATTATATTACAGGAGCTTTACAAAATAAAGTATTTAGGTTAGCCTTGGACCCATGTCAATGGTTGCGAATAGTCAACATAGCGTTTTAATTCATCAATTAACTGTTCTTGTGATGCTTTACCTTCAGCCTTCATTGCTGCACCGTTTAATTGAGTGCCGCCACCTGGGCCTACAATCGTACCAAATTTTTCACGGGCTTCGCCGATGATGCCTTTTAAGACTGCTAAAACAAAGTCACCAATCCAAACACCAGCACCTGGATCTTGCAACAAGACTTCTTCTGTTCGTTGAACATCGGCCCAAATAAGAATGCGCTCACCAGTACCTTTAAAATCTCTAACCACACGCAATACTTTTGTCACTGGATCAAACGTATATGTAACATATCCACCAAACATTCTTGCTGCTAATTCAACATAGCCAGCATAGAAATCGTATGTTGCCATGCCACCTGTATAGTTATAATTCAACAAGTAGGTATTGAGAATAGCACTTGAAAAAGGATCAAATGCAGTTGAACTAGGTCCAGTTTCTAAACCAACCGTTCTTCTGAACAAGCAACGAACATTGATAAATTCTTGTGGTAATGTGTAAGTGTCAATGTTCTTAATAACCGTCATTAAAGTATAAGATTCAGCGGTAGCATTTTGTGCCCGTTGTCTATAAATTTTAATGGCGTAATTATACGCTGCCTCATAATGCTGAGGATCAAGTTCTAAATCAATGATACCTTGACCCAATCTAAGACTGACGTTATTAAATAATGCCTGTTTTAATTGATCTAGTGTGAATCCAGATGGGGTACTTAAAACACTTGCGACTGGTCCTATACTCATAATGATTACCTGATAATAACTATATTTATCAGGTAATCATCAATGTTACAAATCTCCTGGTTTACGATTCTCACTGTAAAAAGGATCAAAGTCTCCGCTGGGATACCTTGCTTTTAATTTAGTTACGTTCTCAGAAATAACATCATTGGGATCTAAGTTAAGTGCCCTACAAGCATTGGTCCAATACCAAATAATATCTCCTAACTCCCTAACCATATGGAAGACAGTTTCTTCAGTAAGAGGTTTACCTTGAAAAAACAGTTTCTTAACAATTTCTTGGAACTCTCCTGTTTCACTACCTAATCCAATCGCTGAAGTAAGTAGTAGAGGAACGTTAATCATTGGTCCCTTTTCTTCAAGTTTATCATCCCACATTCCATCTAGGTAATCTAGACGGTTAATGAATGATGCTAAATCATTGCTGTCTCGGCTAGTTACAGCCTCTACAAATTCGCTATACTTGTTTAAATCAATTTGTTTTGTCATATTAAAATGCCTTTAAAATAATAAGATTTTCATTGAACCTACCATTTGGTACAGTAGACACTGCTTTGATATCTTTAAAGTATTTACGAGCAGCCGGCTTGCTACCCATAATTTCTTTCAATTGCTCAGTAGGTTTACGCAAAGTTTTCATCTCACTATTCCGAGTATCAAAACCCAAAAGAGTATTACCTTTAACAGTAAACGTTTTGCTATATTCATCAGCTACATAATGATGAAGCTTCCGCTTAGCGGTATCATAGACCCAACATTCACTTGCACCATGCAGTTTAGTAGGATGAATGCTAGTCAAGTCTAGTTTGAGTGCTTCATCTTTAAATGTCCGCAGATATTTCAGCTTTGAAACTTGTTTCTCTACCGAAACCGGTTTGCGAGCCCTAGGTGCCCGGGTAGTCTTTTTAACGGAAATATAGCTATTCAATTCACTGAGAACCTGCTCAATGAATTTGATAATGTTTTTGATTTGGGTCTTAGTCAAGAAAGCATAACCTTGAGCTAGGTCACTGTCTTTACCTTCTAGAACCAATGAAAACTCTGCTAGCTTCTTTTTCCAAACATCGCTAATAATACTAATATGCTGGGATAGAATGTTTTTCTTTTTTACTTCATCAATGATTTTAAAACTATGATTAGCTTTTGCACCATCTTTAATATATTCATCAAAAATACCTTCAAGCTCCCCCGCTACTTCGGAAGCTTTTTCCCGCATAATTTCTTGTACATTAGGGCGATTAGTTTCCTTAACTTCTTTTACATCCGTTTTTGCAACTGAAGTCATACTTGCTTTAGCAAGTTGGGGATTTGTAAATGTTTCCGTCAATCGGAAAAGTTCATTGTTTACTTTTGATTGCTCTTCATCAGTCAATACTAGTCCACGCATATTCATACGAGCCAACCAGCAAAGAGACATTGCAATTTCGCTATCCTCTACCTTACGTAGAAGTTTTCCTTGCTCAGGATTACCTTTAAACTCGGTATATTGAATCATCAATTCTTTGGCATCCTTTCGACCAAAGAATCGGCTGTACCAACGAAGACCGTTCGTCAGTGCTGAGGTTCGACCCTCAACCGTTGGTTGCTCTTTGAACTCGGGTTCAGTTCCGTAATATTTCGAATCCTCGTCCTTGGGATTGAGGGTTTTTACGACAAACTGGGGTGCTGACTTTCGGCTCATACAAACTCCGTTAACTTGATTATTCTTTATTTTACACTAGCTTGGCGTTTCTGTCAAGCCTCTGATATTTAGTTGTATAGAAACAACAGATAAATACTGTATGCCCCGCTTATCACTTTACCATACAGTAAAATCCAACGATTACCGTTTTTTTGATAGGAATATATCAGAACAATTTACTGCGGGCGGAACTGATTTATACATACATAAATATTTAGGTCCTACTGATCAAGGTCCATCAATTGATTATACACAACCTCAATATGATGCATTAAACCCTAATAACATTCAAGATTTATTATTCTTAGAAAACAGAGATAGAACTTACGATACTAGTATATATAGGTTGCGTGGACATTATAGTGTACAAAACCTAGACTTTGATTTAAGTCAATTTGGTTTATTTTTAAACAATGACATTATCTTTATCACCGTACATTATAATGACATGATTGAACTTATTGGTAGAAAGTTAATGGTAGGCGATGTTTTAGAATTACCACATTTACTTGATTACAATCCTTTAAAAGAAACAATACCAGTAGCATTAAAAAGATTCTATCAAATAACTGATTCTAATTATGCTAGTGAAGGATTCTCTG